CCATCAAAACCGACCGACGGCGCAAGCATCGACCGAAGCCGCCTTTATGCGCCCAGCAGGCGGACGCCTACGCGGAGGCCGTCCTGGACGGCTCCACGACGGCCAACGCCAGGATCCGCGACGCCTGCCGTCGGTACCTGGCCGAGCGGGCGAAGCCGGCGGCGCACTCGGTCTGGTGGGACGAGCAGCGGGCCGAGGACGCGCGCGCCTTCGCGCTGAAGTGTGGGCAGGGCGCCGAGGCCGGGGCGGGGCAACCGCTCGTCTGGATGCCCTGGCAGTGCATGGTGGCGATGGTCCTGCTCGCCAGGCGGCGCGTGATCGACGGCCGGCGCTCGGACACGCCAGCGACGAAGGCGCTGCTGCTGGCGGTCGCACGCGGCAACGGCAAGACCGAGTTCGCGGCGAGCCTCCTGATGGCCGCTATGCGCGACCCAGGCAGCCGGCTGGAGTTCTGCTCGGTGGCGCCGGACGGCCGGCTCGCCCAGAAGACCTTCGAGCGGATGCAGACCATGTGCGGCACGCTCGCGGGCGACGTGGCCGACAAGGACGAGGACAGCTGGAAGGCGACGGGCGGCTCGACGCCCGCGCACCCCGGCCGCGTGCGCCACGGCGGCAATCGCTACATCTCGCTGCCCTGCACGGACAAGGCGCTCGACGGCCTGACGGCGCGCCTGGTGATCGCCGACGAGGTGGCCCGCATGGACAAGGCGTTCGGCCGGCTCCTGACGGGCCTCGCGAAGTTTGCGACGAGCCAGCTGCTCGCCATCACGACGCCCGACCCCGAGCAGAAGACCCGCCCCATCTGGGGCTATTGGGACCAGCTCGAGCGCGCCATCGCCGACGGCAGCCCGTACCCGGCCGGCTGGTGGCCGATGCTCTACGGCCTCGAGCAGGATGACCAGGCGGCGGACCCGGCGGCGTGGGGAAAGGCCCACCCCGGACTTGGCACGATCATCGACCCGACGCAGCTCGAGCTCTCGGCGCGGACCATGCTCCAGTCGGGCGATCCCGAGCAGATCGCCGAGTTTGAGACGCAGCTTGCTTGCCGCTACCACGAAATCGCCACCACCGACGTGGACCTTTCGGTGCTCGAGCGGCAGATGCAGCCCTGCGACTGGTCCCGCCTCCAGGGCGCGCCGGCCGTCATCGGCCTGGACCTGTCCCGAGGCGGCTACGGCCCGCAGCTGGACCTCACCACGATGTGCCTGATGGTCGTGGACGGGCCGCAGCTGCGCGCCCGGAACGTCTCCTGGTGGGCCGGGCTCGACATGGCCCTGGACGAGAAGCGGTGCCGCAACCCCCTCGGGCAGTGGTGCGAGCAGGGGTTCCTGCGCCGGATGCCCGGCGAGTACCACGACATGACCGTGGTAGAGGCCGAGATCGAGGCGCTGATGGCCCGGTACGACATCCGCAAGATCGGCGTGGACCCGCACCCCAGCCAGGCGCGGGACATCAAGCGCTGGCAGGACCGAGGGTGGCCCATCGTGCCCATCGACCAGTCGATCCGCACCATGGCCCCGGCGTGGAAGCTCTGGGGCGACCTCCTGAAGAGCCGGCAGCTCTGCTACGAGGACGATCCGGTCCTGCGTGCGGCGCTGAACGCCGTGCGGCTGGTCAAGGACAACGTGGGCAACATCCGCCCGGTGAAGGGGCGCAGCTCGGGCAACACCGACGCCGTGGTCGCCGGCAACATGGCCGCGATCCTGATGGAGCACCACCAGGTGCGCGAGGCGAGCGGCATTGCGAACAGTGCCTGCCCCATCGGGTGATCGTGCCACTCTCTTGAAATCCGCTTGACATCTCGGGGCACATTCGTTCCATGCGGGCGTGCCTTCGTGGTTCTCCAGGATCTTCGCCGTCAAGCCCACCGTCGTGGTGTGGCAGAACGGCACCACCGCCAGCAACGTCTCGCCGGCGACCCTGCCGGCCGTCGTGCGCGCGGTGCAGCTCCTGGCCTCTGACATCGCCCGCCTGCCGGTGCGCGTCGAGCGAGCCGACGGCAGCGTCATCGACGGCCACCCGGTCGCCCAGCTCCTGAGCCGCGATGCCAGCCGCTGGCAATCCGGCTTCGACTTCCGCCGCTTCGTCACGGGCTGCGCGCTCACCTCCGGGAATGGGCTGGCCCTGATCAGGCGGGCAAACGACGGAACTGTCGCCGAGCTCCAGCCCATCCCGGACGGTGCTGCCACGGCGCAGTTCACCGACGAGGGCGTCGAGTACCGCATCAAGGACGTGAAGCTCGCCGCCGACCAGGTGGTGCACATCGGCGCGTACCCGGACCTCGACTTCCCGGCGTGGTTCGTTTCACCGCTCGACGCCTGCGCGCCGGCCATGCAGCTCGCGGCCGACCAGGACGCGGCGCACTCGGCGCTCGTCAAGACGGGCAGCACGGGCAAGATCAGCCTCAGCCATCCCGGCGCCATGAGCGACCAGGCGGTGCAGGCGATCCGCGACGCGTGGCAGACCATGCACGCGCAGCCGGACGGCGCCAGCCGCCCGCTGATCCTGCGCGAGGGGATGAAGGCCGAGCGGATCAGCCAGGAGACTTCGACCTCCAACCTGGAGAGCCGCCGGTTCTCGGTGCAGGAGATCGCCCGCGCCTTCGGCATCCCGCCCGAGATGCTGTTCCAGCAAGGCGGAGGCGCGCTGGCATCGCAGTCCGAGACGGCCCGCGCCTACGTCGATGGCGGCCTGTCGCTGTGGGCATCGGTCTGGAGCGCGGAGATCGAGCGCAAGCTCCTCCAGCCCGGCGAGTACCTCCGCTTCGACACCGACGTGCTGCTGCGCGGCAACCTCCGCGACGCCGGCATGGCGTTCTCCAAGCTGGTGCTCGCGGGCGTGATGAGCCCCAACGACGCCCGCCGCCGGCTGGGCCTGTACCCAATCGACGGCCTGGACGAGCCGAAGGTGTCGATGCCCGGCGGCGCAGCGGCCGCCACGGGACCGGACAACGCCGGGGAGGACAACCCCGATGCTTGAGGTCCGCACCACGTCGTTCGAGCGCGAGGGCAACCGTCTCACCGGCTACGCGGCCGTCTACGACGCCCCGAGCCACCCGCTCGTCGTGCGCAGCGTCAACGGCGGGAAGCCGTTCACCGAGCGCGTGGCGCGCGGCGCGTTCGATCAGAGCCTTCGCGGGAACATCTCGCTGCTGGTCGGCCATGACCGGCGCGAGCTGCTCGCGAACACGAAGAGCCAGCGCCTGAAGCTCGCGTCGGACGAGCGCGGCCTGGCCTTCGATGTCCAACTGCCGGAAACCCAGCGTGCGAAGGATGTCTACGCCCTGGTCGATTCCGGCGTCCTTTCCGAGATGTCTTTCGGTTTCGTCGTGCGCGCGGACGCCTGGAAGGGCTCCGAACGCACCCTCACGCAGGTGGACCTGCGCGAGGTTTCCATCGTCGAATCAGGCGCGTACCCGCAGACAAGCGCCGAAGCACGCACCTACAGCCCCGCTCTCGCGAGGCTTCGTCTGCGTTTGAGGGCCCTCACATGAAGACCACCGACCTGTTCAAGAAGCGCGCAAACCTCATCGAGCAGCGCGATGCGCTGTCCAAGGAACTGAACGAGCTCCTCGGCAGCGAGCAGCTGACCGCCGAGCAGGAGGCCCGTGGCTCCGAGCTCATGGACAAGCTGGAGCCGCTCAAGCGGGACATCGAGGAGATGCAGAAGCACATCGGTGCCTCGCAGCTCCGCGAGCGGTTCGCGTCCTACGCGGCCGTCGAGAAGGCCACCACCGAGAACGAGAAGCGCTCCACGGAGTGGACGGCCTCGGGCGAGTACCGCGAGCAGTTCATCGACTGGTGCCGTGGCGGGCGCGCGCCCGAGACGCGCGGCCTGGCCGAGTTCCGCGACATCACGACCTCGAGCTCGTCGGGCGTCCTCGTCCCGAAGATCTACGAGGCCGGCATCCTGAAGTACCTCGACCGCAACACGGTCGTGCGCAACCTGGCCGACCTCCGCACGGGCGTGAAGGGCAGCGTCACGCTGCGCCGGAACAACCTGGAGACGGACGCCGCGGTGTCCAGCTTCTGGACCACGGAAGCCAACAAGACCGCTACGGCGATCGACGCGACGCACTCGGAGATCAACCTGAACCCCGTCGGCGGCCTGCCGAAGTCGGAGCTCACCCACTGGGTGGTCCGGCAGTCGGACTTCGACATCGAGGCTGAGGTGATCCAGCACCTCCAGCGCCAGATCTCGCGCGGCATCGAGTCGGGCTACACGGTCGGCACCGGCAGCGACCAGCCCACGGGCCTGTTCCTGTGGGACTCGGCGTACAAGTCGGTCGCCGTCAGCGCGGCGCACGGCTCGGGCTCCGGCTGGGACGGCGCCTTCACGGTCGCCAACCTGACGGAGCTGCGCTACAAGAGCCTGCCCGCCGAGTACTGGCAGTCGGCCGCCTGGGTGATGAGCCAGGACGCCTACTTCCGCATCGCCAGCCTGAAGGTGGACACCCAGAACAGCAACGTCCCGCTCTTCGTTCCGAGCTCGGACTCGGGCGTCATGCAGGCGGCGCCGATGATGCTGATGGGCCGCCCGGTGTACATCGCGCCCTACGCGCCCGGCCGGCAGACCGCGGCGGTCACCAACTCGGTGCCGCTGATGTTCGCCAACGTCGGCGAGGCGTTCGCCATCCGCGAGTGGGGCGGCATCTCGATGTTCCGGGATGACGTGACCACCCCCGGCCTCGTGAAGTTCCAGGGCATGGTGTTCGTGAACAGCAAGGTGGTCCGCCCGAAGGCGGTCGCCGCGCTGCGCATCACCCTGACCTGACGCAAACCCCCGGAAGCGCAAGGGGGCGGGCACTTCTCCCCGCCCGCCCCCTCTGCGTTTAGGAGGACGAATGCCGATCACGCTGTCCACGATCAAGGATGCGGCGCGCGTCTACCACACGGGCGACGATGCGTACCTCCAGATCGCCTACGACGCGACGGTGCGCGAGCTCGAGGAGCGCACCGGCTGGTGCCTGGACCCGGTCACGCGCACGCAGTACGTCGCGTCCGAGCCGACGGGCATCACGAAGCTCGTCCGCCTGGAGCGGCAGCCGGTCACGGCCTGCACCTGCGTCAACACGCTGAACGCCACGGTCACCCCGACGCTCGTCACCATCAACGGGCTCCAGTACGCGGACCTCGACGTGGCAAACCTCGAGTACCCGCTCGTCCTGACCATGACGGCCGGAAACAACACGCTGAACCCGCTGCTCCAAATGGCCGTGATGCAGCGCATCACGCAGCTCAACGCCGCGCGCGGCGATGACACCGTGCCGCTGAAGACCGACTACTGGGACAACATCTGCGCCATGATGGGCAAGGGGATCGGCTGATGGCCCACGTTCCCCACGGCATGATGCGGCTCGTCGCCTCGGTGCAGAACCCGACGCAGTCCACCGACGTGCTCGGCCAGGCCACCGAGACGTGGGCGACCGTGTCCGGCCTGTCCGCGCTGCCCGTCTACATCGAGCAGATGGACACCACCGAGACGGTGGACGATGGCGGACCCGCGATCCAGACCTCCTACCGCATCCTCTGCCCGTGGACGGCCTCGGTCACCACGCGCAGCCGGTTCCTGTGGACCGACAACGGCACCCAGCGCACCCTGAACGTGCGCAGCTGCACGGACAAGGACCAGCGCCGGCGGACCCTTGAGGTCGAGGCCGTGGAGGTGGTCCTGTGAGCTCCGCCCTGAAGATCACCGTGGACAGCAAGGAGCTCCGGAAGACCCTGGAGCGCCTGCCGGCCAACCTGAACGAGCGCGTGCGCAAGAAGGGCGCCCGCAAGGCGCTGGCGCCGCTCACGAAGGAGATGGCCGCCCTGTGGCGTTCGGCGAGCTACCGCGGCAAGGGAACGCACCGCCGGGCCATTGCCGCCGCCACGCAGCTCGACATCCGCCGCCTGGGCGGGAACGCCACGGCGCCCCTGCGCAGCCGTATCGGCGTCCGGTACGGCCGCAAGGGCGGGGCACGCGCCAAGGGCCGCCAGCGCGTCTACCACCTGCTCGAGCTCGGCTTCCGCCACAAGGCCGCCGGCAAGCGCATCCAGGGCGCCTACCGCAGCTTCACCTGGGCGATGCGCACGGTGACCAAGGCGTCAAACGCCGTCGCCGCCGAGACGCTCGCCGAGGCCAAGCGCCTGCTCGGGGGCCGCCCATGAGCCTGGAAACGGTCTGCAAGGCCATCCAGACGCATCTGGACGCCGCCACGGCCAACCCCGTGAGCGTCGGGATGCGCCGCCCCAACACGCAGACCCCGGCCGTGGTGTGGGAGATCAGCGCCGCGCAGGCGTCGCGCGCAATGCCTGGCACCGACCAGAACCTGTGGCTGGTCACCGTTGAGGTCAACATCTACGGCGACACCACGCTCGCCGTCGCCCAGGAGGCCGACAAGATCTGCGCCCAGCTCAACGGCGTGGAGACGGCCGCCGGCACCGCCAACATCGTCTGCACGGACGCGAGCGTCGCGTTCCGCACCGAATCGCAGGCCGACGGCTCGGAAGGCGACGAGCGCGTCTGCACCCTGACCCTCTCGCTTCAAGGAATCTGACCCATGGCACTCATCACCGGCTACGGCGGCACCCTGACCTTCAGCGGCACCACGGTGGTGGCCGTGCGCAGCTTCACCATGAACTTCGAGCGCGCAAGCCTCGACGTGACCACCATCGCGGACTTCCGCGAGCGTCGCATCCCAGGCCGCGTGCGGCGCTTCGGCACCTGCACCCTGTACCGCCAGGACGGCAACAACGACAACACCCTCCGAAGCCACCTGATGCCCGTGGACGTGGCCGGCACGGTGTCCGCCGTGCTGACCCTGAAGTACACCGACCAGGGCACCATCGTCTACGACGAGTACGGCGCCGGCACGGGGAACATCAACGTGCAGATCACCTCGGCCTCGTTCACGGACGACGGCACCGGCCCGGCAATGTGGGAGCTCTCCTGGGAGGAGCAGTGACCCTTGCCGATTGACCTCCACAAGGTCGCCGCACGGACCCGCTCGGTTGACATCCCCGAGCTCGGCCTGCTCACGTTCCGCGAACCCACGCTCGCGGACGTGACGCAGGCTGTATCGAACCCGTTCTGGTGGGTGGCCTGCATCACCTGCCAGGACGGCTCGGCGTTCCTCCAGAACCCGCAGGACGCCGGGAAGATCCGGGCGGACATCGCCGGGCGCCTGCTCGAGGAGGTCAACCGCCAACGCCCTACGGACGCGCCGAGCGCAGGCTCTGGCGCATCGCAAGCCCCGAGCAACGCATGACCATGGCGGCCGGCCTCGCCCAAGACCTGACCAACGGAGAGCGCATCGAGAGCGCGCTGGTGGTCATCGCATCCGCCCTGACCGGCAAGCGCCCCTCGCAGCTCTTCCCCTGGCTCCGCAATGGCTGACAAGACCCTGAAAGCATCCATCCAGGTGGACATGGACGCCAAGGGCGTCGCCAAGGGCGTGGCCGCCACGAACCGGGAGCTCGACAAGCTGAACCGGACGGCCAGGAGCGCTGCCCGAGCGGCCAACATCACCGCCGGCATCGACATGCTCCAGATGGGCATGGGGATGATCCAGACGGCCTTCTCTGCCGTCGAGAAGCGCATGAGCGAGCTGGCGGCGCTATCGAACAAGTACTCGCCGGAGGCGATGAATGCTTCCATCCAGGCGGAACTGGACCGCTACCGCGCCGACACGCGGATCGGCCAGGCGCTGGCGCCGGGCGCCATCGAGCGGAGCAGGGCGGACGCCGAGTCGGCCGCAGGCGAGGCTGCGCGCATCGAGGCCAACGCATCGAACATCAACGCCAGCATGGGAGCTTCGAAGCGGTTCTTAAACAACCTATTGGCGAGCTTGGACATTCTGTTTGAGACGGGCGGCGGCTTGATCGCAACGAACGAAGCGCGGTTTCGTGGCGACTTTGGACGTGCGGCCGAGCTCTCCGCAGGCACCGACGCGATGGCCGGCGAGCTGTTCAACGCCACGAACTACACCTATGCGCCCGGCACCGGCTCCGCGCGCGGGATGCCATACGACGAGGCCGGAATGATGCGCCGCCAGACTGATGCGATGGAGAAGCTCGCCAGGGGAGCCGGGAACTAATGGGCACCTGGAGCACCGTCGAGAACGCCGACAGCCGCAACTGGCGCTTCGAGGAGCGCTGGCGCGACCAGACGCTCGAGCGCAGCTGGAAGCTCTTCTGGACGCCGTCGAGCGGCACGGACCCGTATCCCGGCGACGCGGCCATCCGCACCAACCTGCCCGTCCGCCCGCAGCAGCGCTTGGAGTCGGCCGTCTACGGCACCGATGGCGTCCTGAAGCGCTACATCTGCCGCAGCGTCACGGTGGAGCCCCTGCGCGAGGCGCCGTACTCCTGGACGGTGCGCGCCACGTTCACCACCGAGGTCTTCCCCTGGGAGGCGTCGGACTCATGGGGCAAGGAGTTCGTGAAGCAGACCCGCGTGGTCGGCAGCCGCGCCGTCTCCATGTACGTCCAGGGCGCGACCCTGCCGACGAACGGCGACGTGTCATGGCCGCCGTCCGCAGGCATCACGACCGGCAACAAGGTTGACCTGAACGGCAACCCGCGCCAGTACAACGTGGCGCAGCAGCAGGTGACCATCGAGAACATCCGGGACCGAACGGCCTCGACCACGACGGCCGACGATCCGCCGTGGACCACGGTGCTCACCTCCTACGTGAACAAGCGCAACGACGCAGCCTTCCTCGGTTGGCCCATCGGCAGCGTCCTGTGCACGGGCATCACGGCGACCCTCGACAGCGAGGTCTGGCGCGTCTCGGCCACGTTCCTGTTCGATGAGTGGTACCACCTCACGCAGGTTGCTCTCCCACGGCAGGAAGGCCTGCCGCACCTCGCTCTCGGCGCGACCGTGCTGGGCATCCAGCGGCTCCAGTCGCAGTCGGTCATCTGGTTCCAGCCCTACCCGTCCAAGGCCACGTTCGCCAACCTGTACGGCACGTCCGTGAGCGACCAGTTCACGACGGCCGGCCCGACGAGGATCCCGTGACCACGCACCGCCCGAGGTTCAACCAGGGGCTCTTCGGCAAGGCCAACCGCTTCGTCACGAACGGCTGGACCGACGCGGCCAATGCCGTCGCGCAGCACCAGCAGGGGCTGGAGTGGGCTTCCTTGCAGCTGGTGCAGCCGCAGGTGCAGGGGATGTTCCTGTGCACCGTCAAGGACGCGACGGCCATCGCGGGCGCCACCTACCGCTGGACCTACGGCATCGAGCTGTGGTACCCGCCGAGCCCGACTGGCGCGTCGGGCGTCCCCGCGCCGGCCGACGCGCGCTTCACATTTGCGACGGCCTACAACCTGCGCGAGTGGCACAACAGTGCCACCTTCCTCGACGGCATGGATCCGACAAACCCGTCCGTGGTGGTCGGCCCGGTCGGCAGCAAGTGGAACGGATCGTCGTTCACGACCACCAGCCTGGAGGCCAAGGTCGTGGCATGGGTGACGGCCGACCTTTCCGGTGCGGCGTTCGCCTACTTCGACCGCCCCAACCCCGTCCGCTGCGCCGGTCTGTTCTGGAATCCCGGCGGCGGCGAATCTGAAGGAGGCGAAACATGATCGGTTCCATGCTCCGCAAGGCCCAGCTCACTGGCGGGTGCGCCGCCACCGCCGCCCCGGACGATCCCGCGACGGTGACGCTGGTCCGGTTCGACGACACGTCGGCGACCGTCGATTGGGCCGCCGACGCGACGGCATCTCCGAACGAGGCGAGCTCCTACGAGATCTTCCGGAACTCGCCGCTTCCGCAAGCGACGCTCGCCAGCGGCATCACGGGAAACACGGGCAACGTTTCCGGGCTGAACGCAAGCACGTCCACCACTTTGTTGGTGCGAGCCGTGAACTGCTCGGGCACGTCTGTCGGAACATCGGTGACGTTCACGACGGCGCCCGCCGCGCCGAGCAATTTGACCGCGACGGCGAGCGGCAGCTCCACGATCAACCTCGCCTGGCAGGACAACTCCTCCGACGAGACGGGCTTCATCATCCAGCAGCGCAGCCCGTCGGGCTCGGGCTCGTGGAGCACGATCCACACGACCGGCGCGGGTGCGACCTCGTACTCGGTGACTTCGTTGTCTGCGTCCACGAACTACGGCTTCCGCGTCGCGGCGACACGCACCTCGCCCAGCGGGACGAGCGGGTACACGGCCGAGGCCTCCGCGACCACGGCGGCGACCCCGACCGCCTCCTGGGCCCTCGACTTCAGCAGCGGCACCCCTTCGGGCTACACGCTGACCCGCGCCAGCAGCGGCACCTACGTGGACTCCTCGGGCTACATCGCGTCGGCGTCCACCAACGTCGCCCGCCTCACCCACAACAGCAGCGGCAGCCGGCTCGGGCTGCTGGTGGAGGAGAGCAGGACGAACGAACAGATTAGAAGTGAGAACTGGGCATTCAATTGGACTCTTACGGCGCTGACGCAAACAGCATCTGCGACAACTTCACCAGATGGAACAACCAACGCGACGAGATTGGTGGAGACTAGCGCTACTTCTGTCCACGAAACGTATATTGCTTTTTCACCAACTATTACGACGTGTACTTGGACGTGCTATTGCAAGAAAGACCAACGCGACGCAGTCAGTCTTGGTCTTTACCTGTCAACAAACAACTGGATAGTCGCTACGTTTGACTTGACAAACGGTACTGCCGGAGCTGTTGCGGCGGGATCTTCAAGCGGATGGACATCAACGTCCTCTGGCATTGAATCGGCAGGCAATGGGTGGTATCGGTGCCGAATCACTGGAACGCGACCATCTACGGGGCAACTCTTCCCGGTCATTGCCCTGAACACCTCAACGACGCCGACGAGACAATCCGGCAACGGGCAGGAGAATTACGCAGGCAACACGGCCAACGGCGCATTCGTTTGGGGGGCACAGTTGGAAGGAGCATCTACGGCCACCGCCTACATCCCGACCACCACCGCCACCGTCACCCGCAGCGCCGACCTCGCGCACGTCCTCGACTCCACGATCACGTCGTGGGGCGACCCCGGTGCCCTCGTCATCCACTTCTACCCGCCGGGTCAGGCCGGGACGCTGCTGTCCACCGACGATGCGTCCACCGCACAGGTCGGCATCGAAGCCAGCAGCACGACCGCGGCGCGGGCGTTCTGGTCATCCGGCAGCACATCCACGGGCACCATCGGAACCGGGTTGCAGAAGGCCGTCCACTACTGGAACGGCTCCACGAGCAAGTTTGCGATCAATGGCTCGTCCCCGGTCAGCGGCACAAACAACCTGACCATTGCCAACACCGACTTCGTCGCGCTCGGTGCCGAGGCCACGGACAGCAGCGGGGTTCCGGGCACCTTCTCGCAGTACGCCAACTGCGTGATCCGCAAGGTCGAGTTCTACAGCGGCACCCTGACCGACGCGAACCTCCAGACCATCACCACATGATGCACGACTACCGCCTCCGATTCCCGACCCGCGCCATGGCCGATGGCCTGCTCGAAGTAGCCGGCATCCCCAACGGCTTCAGCACCGACTACTCGGTCGATCACATCGGGCCGATCACCATTGAGCCGGCCGTGATGGACGGCGACGAGGAGCTAGTCCCGGCCGTGATCGACGCCGGGCACCACGTGAACGTCCGCAGCCGGCAGCAGCTGACCGAGCACCAGCTTGAGCCGCTGGTGGAAGCCCTCGTCTTCCCCGTCAACCCGAAGCGCGTCTGGGCATGAAGGCCGCCGTCGCCATCATCGCGCTGACGCTGGCCGGCTGCGTGTCGCACACCGCGGCCATCGGCGAGGCCGCATCAGACGTTCGCACCGATGTAGCCGTCGCCAAGGAGCACCTCGGCGAAGCCCGCGCAGCGCTGGACCGGATCGACGTTCACGCGGCCACCGTGCACAACCACCTCGGCCACGTTTCGGATGACGAGAATCCGTTCGTGGAGGCCTTGCGATACGGGTCGTACATCGTCGGCGCCGCGGTCGTGGGCGCACTCGCATTCATCATCCACCAGAGAACGAAGTGATGGAACCCTATCAATACATGATCTGGCTGGCCGCGCTGCTGCTCGGCTCGTTCGGGGCCGGCTGCTCGTTCGGCCTGACCGTCCGCACCACCAAGGGAAAGAAGCCCGCCAATGCTCGCCGCAAGTGAATTCGCATCGTCCATCGCTATCGCCGTCCTGCTGCTGGTGAGCGGCGTCGTGGGCGGGTTCTGGTACTGCCGGAAGTCGAAGTGAGGGGATGGCCCTGCTGCTGCGGAGACGGCGCGCCGTGCGTCGGCAACAGCTGTTGCGTGGCCTGCGACGGCGACAACTGCTGCGTGATCGCGGAGCAGTACGTCGTGGACCTCGGCACCGTCTCATGCGACTGCTGGACATGGGGGGACTACGAGGTGAGCTCTCCTGGTAATCGATGGTGCCTGGACGGAACCCCCGGAAGCCCATGCCCAGGCGCGGGATGGTCGCAGATCAACGACTGCCCATGGCAGTGGACCTTGAAGAACGGCAACTGCGACGCCGGGCCATGGATGCAGCACGTGCTGGCGCAGTGCAACGAGAGCGGGGTGGCGTGCCCGGACTCGACCCGCAACGACTACAGCTGGACTTGGCCGACGGGCACCGTAACGGCCCAGTTCCCGATGGACCTCGTCGCGAACCCGCTTGACCCGACGGGCCAGTGCGGCGTCGTGCTTCCGAACGAAACCGGGACCATCAGCTACACGTCCTACACCGGCGCGCCCAATGCGGCCGCGAACAACGCGGTGGTCTGCTACCCGTACCCAGCGACAGACCCGGATGACCCGTTCACTGGCACGCCGCCGTATGCGGGCGCCGTCGTGGTCCAGGCCGGTTTCAAGGCGTGCCAGCCACACCCGTGCATAGAGTGGCAGCCCAACGATTTCATGGTCGAACCCATGTGCGAGCCATGCACGGAAAGATGGGACATACTGACGGTCGCTTATTTCATCCGCAACGAGCACCAGGTGCAGGACAACCGTGGCAACGACCTATGGTGCGACTCAGGCGCCCCAAACGGCGTCTGCTGGACCTACGACACCTGGACCGCGCTGGTGCGCTACGTCCGCAAGCCTGTCTGCCCGGAGTCCGGTGCCCGGTCCATCGTCGGCAGCTACCAGTTTGCGTGCGCCGAGGTCTACCTGCCGACCACCAGCGTGTTCGCCGTCACCGGCGTGAACGGCCAGCTTGAGCACCAGGCGGGCATCGGACGCCGGCTTCAGTACGTCGTGCTGCCCGGCAACTGCGGCGACTCGCGCTGCGTCTGGCAGTTCCCGTACGACACCGCCTGCCCAGGCGGCTTCTACACCAGCGGCAACAAGGCCAAGATCTGCGGCCCGGTGGTGAGCGGCTACGGCTGGACGTTCCCCTCGACGGTGACGATCAACTATGCACCGTGACCCGGAGGCCATGTTCCGGCAGCACCTCGATCGCCAGCCACGGCGAGAACCCGGCCTCGGCGACGTGGTCGCCGGCGCTGCGAAAGCCGTCGGCATCAAGCCGAAGCCGGGCTGCGGCTGCCATCGCCGCCAGCGAGCTATGAACCGCGCGACGCCTTCTTGGCTGCGGCGGCTGCTTGGGCGGCTTGCTCGGCTTTCACGGCCTGCTTGAGGCGCTCCTCGTCCCGCTTCTTCCACGCGGCGAGCATCCCCCGCGTGACCCCATCGCGGACGATGAGGTAGAGCAGCAGAATGCCGAACGGCCAAGCGGCCACCTCGAGGCAGGTTTGGGTGTCGGACGTGTCGCGCTGCGCCAGCAGCAGGACTGCATTCAGCATCTTTGGTTCCTCCGGATAAATATGTAGCACCCCCGCAACATTGATGCTACAGTGTAAACACCCCTAGACGCGACGTTTGCGCGGACGGCCGACCGGGCGGACCTGACCAAGCGCCTTCACCTGGGCTCTGGTCCACAGGTAGTTGCTCCCGATCTGCCGCTCTGCCTTGATTCCTTTTATCGACGCCCGGTGCAGCAGGGTCCGCACGGCGATGCCGAGCTCCTTGGCTGCCTCCGCGGACGTGAGCAGTTCTGGCACGGTCGTAAAGTAGCACGATTCCGCTTGTGGGTCCGAGGTGCACGAATCAATCCGACGATGGGAGGAGCGCATGGAAGCGCTGGACTACAGCCCGGTCCACAGGGCTAAGTCTGCGCAAACCGTGCGGGCGCTGTGGCTTGCGCATGGCGTCACCCAGCCGGCCGACATCACCGGGCCGATGGTCGAATCGTTCCTGGACAGCCAGCCCAGCGCCAAGACGGCCGCCAACAAGCGGTCCCACGTGGGCGCGTATTTGGACTGGTGCCTCGCCCACGGGCTGGTGCAGCTCAACGTCGCCAAGGCCGTGCGGTCGCGCCGGCCGCGCCCAGGGAAGGGGGCCGACGTGCTTCGCCCCGAGCAGCTTTCGGCCGTGCTGCGCCGGCTCGAGGTCCACGGGCGCCCGGATGGCCGCTCCACCGCGATCTACCGCTCGGCCGTGTACCGCTTCCTCTGGGCGACGATGCTCCGGGTGTCGGAAGCCTGGGCGCTGACCTGGCCCGACATCGATCAAGAGAACCGGGTTCTCCTGATGCCCATTGAGAAGGCCCGTCGAGCGGCGGTGCTGCCGCTGTCCGACGATGCCATGGCGGCGCTGGCCGTCGCCCGGACCTTCGGCGAGGGCGACAAGATCTTCCCGGTGCAGGTGAGCCACCACACCCTGCACAAGGATTTCAAGGCCGCCGGCGTCGGCGGGCGCGGTGCGTTCCACCGGCTGCGCAAGGGTGGCATCACCGCCTGCGTCGAAGCAGGCGTCCCCCTGGCTGACCTGGCGAAGCTCTCACGCCATGCGAACGTAAGTGTGCTCGTCCAGAGCTACTACGTCCCGGCGGACCCGACGCTGCGCAAGGCGCAGGCCGCCCTTCGCCTCGGAGCTGCGTAAAAATATGTGAGGAACGATCCTTCCATTTCCCGATGGGGCGCTATAACACGCACCATCGGGCGCCTGGAAGTGAATGGAGCCGAGGGGAGTCGAACCCCCGGCAGGCGCCCCCAAAGACAGGGGAGATTCGCATGACACAGGTTACTGACCTCACGCTACAGCCGAGCGCAACGGGCGCTCTCACGCCTACGCAGCGGGCGACCGCGAACATGGAGCTGGTCAAGGTCTTGGCCCCCGTGGTCAAGAAGTCGCACGTCGTGAAGATCCAGGGGAAGGAGTACCTCCAGGTCGCCGGCTGCCAGGCCATCGGGTCTGGCCTCGGCTACACGACCGGCACGCTGTCGGTGCAGTTCATCGAGGAGCAGGGCGGGCTTCCGGCGCGTTGGGAAGCCACCGTCGGCGTCTACGACTGCATGACGGGCATGATGGTCGCCAAGGGCACGTCGGCCGTCTTCCTGGACGAGCCGCGCTGGCGCAAAGCCGATCACTTCGCTTGCATGGGAATGGCACAAACCCGCGCCACCGGGCGCGCGCTGAAGGGCGTCATGGGCTGGGCGTTCTCGCTCATCGGCGTCGAGGGGTCGTTCGCCGAGGAGATGCCCGCCGACGGGCCTACGACGGCTCAGGACGCGCCCGCGCCCGCGAAGGCGCTGCCGGCACCATCGAAGGCGTCGAAGCCAGCAGGAGGCAAGCAGGCGTCCGCGCCGGCCTTTCAGGAGCTTCGCGGCGTTTGTGCAGGAGTCCAGCCAAAGACATCCAAGGCCGGGAAGCCCTACTGGCGTGTCGCCATCGAAGCCGGCGAAGGGGTTGAGTGGTTCACCTCCTTCGAACCCGTGAAGTTCGAGGCCGGGGCGAAGATCGTGCTGCAGCTGGAGCCCTACGGCGACGGCGTGAAGGTCCATGACGGCTGGGTCGATCCGGCGGGAGAGGAGGTGCCGTTCTAATGGCTAGTCCCACTTGGCCACCGAAGCTCGATGCAGAGGTGGATCGGCATCTTGCCTTGGCTCCTAAGTGCCATGGCATGAAGGACAAAGGGGGCTACGCGCGGTGCTCTTGCGGCTTCACCGTGTGCACTGACGGAGAAGCGCCAATGCTGTGCGCCTACGAGCTTCTGAAGCAGGTCAGCGCTGTTCTAAATGGCATGGAACAGCACATCAATCTTGTTGAACTGATCCGTAAGACACATGAAGGGACTTTTCGTTGGGAGCAGAAGTCACGCACGTTCACAACACAGTGTCCGTTCTGTGATTTTGACAAGATCTCACTGAGCATCCGTCCTCAGGCCTTCAAGTGCTACGCCTGCGGCGCGGGTGGTGGCGTGACGGAATGGATGTGGCATCTTGTGGCTGATCGAGGCTTCCGAAACGCATGGAAGGAGGCCAAGGATGGCCAAGACGCATCCGAGTGAGGTCTTCCGCCTCGCGCCGTGCCTGACCTCCGACGAGCTGCTAGTGCTCCTCGCCCTGGCTGACTACGGGGAGCGGATCTTCCCGTCCCAGGCGGCGCTGGCGGCCAAGACCAGGCTCCACCGCACCACCGTGAACCGGGCCTTGCAGTCGCTCCGGAAGAAGGAGGTGGTGCAGGCCCGAGGCTTCGGGAAGGCGTTGACGTACGTACTGGACCTGTCGCAGGGAGCGACACCCACGTGTAGCGGGGAGCGACAGGTGGTGTCGCTGCCGGCTACAGGTGGTGTAGCAGGGAGCGACAGGGATCCTAACTATAGAACTAACCACCAACCTAACCAAGGCGCGGCTGACGCCGCAGCGGGGGGGAGGCAGGATTTCGATGAGCTGGTCGGAAGGATCCGAGCCCGCGACCCTCGGGCGGACATCGACGCCCAGCGCCGGGTCTGCTCCAGAGTGATGGAGCAGCACGGCCTCGCCAGGGAGGACATCCCGCCGGCGTGGCGTCTGCTGTGCCTGAACTGGGCGCGTACCGGCAACGCGCCGTACGACACGCTCCAGCGCATCGTGAACAGCCTCGAAGGCGCCCGTGACGTTCGGGCGGTGGTGCTGCACAAGATCAGGGGGGTGGCGGCATGAGCGACGAACGATGCAACGCGGACCTCGGCCCGCTCACGGCGAAGCTGGTGGAGCTTCAGCGCCAGGTCGACCGTTTGACCGCCGAGCGAGACGATGCGAGGCGCGAAGTCTGCGGATGGGCAGGGCAGGCACGCAACCTCGACCCCAACGTCATCGCCATGAAGCGTGGGTGGAACGTGAAGGTCAAGCACGAACCCGATACGAGGCACGACCGGCCCGAGGAGGTCGTGATCGTCAAGGTCGGCAGGCACAAGGTGCTGGAGATCAAGCCATGAACAGCAGGGCAAAGGGATCGCGTGGCGAGCTGGAGGCAGCACGGGTGCTGACCGAATGCACAGGCGTCGAGTGGCGTCGGACGGCCCAGCGCTGGGGCAAGGCCAAGGCCGACCTAGAGCCCGTCCAGGGCGATTCTGCCCTGCACGTCGAGGTCAAGGTGCGTGGCCACCGGCTGACGCACTGGCAGCGCAGGGCAGAGAAGCAGGTGCTGAGCATCACCAACGACGGGATGCTCTTCTGCCTGCTTTCGAACCTGCACCGCGTGAGGGAGCAAACCGTGCTCCCAGAGCGTGCGCCTCAGTGCAAGGCCGTCGAGGGGTTCATGGAACAGGCCATCCGGGACGCCGACGAAGGCAAGATCCCGGTCGTGGTGTGCAGGCAGGACCATGGCCCGTGGCTGATCGCGTGGCGCAACCAGGACGATGACGCATTCTGCGAGGCCGTGCGTGGCGCTGCGTAGGTGGCGATTCAAGGGCAGCCTTGGCGAGCCGTTCAGGCTTGAAGCGCCCAAGCCCGTGCGCAACTGGCGCAGGCAGAAGCACTACCGCCAGGTGAACCTGCAATGCGCCAACTGCGGTGCGGTGGGTGAGCTGGAAACGGATCACGTCGTGCCGCTGCATCGAGGTGGCAAGGACCAGTGGACGAACCTGCAAAGCCTGTGCAAGGAATGCCATGCAGCGAAGACCGCGCGCGAAGCAGGCGAACGAGCAGGGTGAAGCAACTGCTGCACCCCCCCCTTCGGGGCCGAGCCCCCCTCGGCCCGTCGGGGGC